TTTTTATTTTCGTCCTGTTCTTTTTTTGCTCCTTCTTCTTCTTCTTCTTCTTTGTCATCATCAATATTAAAAATATCAGAGTTGGATACATCGACAAGTGCGAGTTCTTCTAGTACATTATTGCCATCTGCTTGTTGCGCTTGTTGCGCTTGTTGCGGTTGTTGTGGTTGCTCTTGATGCAATTCTTCGGCTACAATCTCCACGGCATTTAGAATTTTTATTTTGGAATTTAAACTTTTTGTTTGTTTGCATTTTTTCTCTCTTCTCTCTTGACTCCATTCCAAAAACTTTTCGCATTCTGATTCATCATAATAGAAGAGCAGTCCGTTCTTATCTTTGAAAAACTCATTCTTCATCAAATACTCTTGATCGTCAAATATATTCACTATGAAATCTTTTTGAATCGCTAAATACGAACCATAAAAATCAATGCCGTGTATAAAATCATGCACATGTAGTAGCTGGCTAGATAAATAAGAAAAAAATCCATCCACATACGCGGAATTATTCGCGTCCAAAACCTTTGAATGACAATAATGACTTTCTTTCTCTTTTTGTTTATCTTTTTCAGAACTTTTATCGGCACTTTTATCGGCACTTTTATCGGCACTTTTATTGGCACTTTTATCGGCACTTTTATTGGCACTGGAATTAGTAGGAATCGGCAAAGAATGAAATTCTGGAAGATGGAGCAGCGCTTCATTTTGCGTGTCATAACTGCCTGCCAAATATTTTATAGGATCCAAAAGCGGAGAGAATTTGAAAAATACAGGAACCTCAACAATATCATCTTCATCTCGTTTTTTAACACTTGCACTCGCGGTATTTTTAAAATGGCGGTCATCTTCAGAACCAGAACCGCTAGATCCAGATTCAGAGTAAACAATCGATTGCACACTGAATGTTTGGTTCAAGTTAATGGAATTATAGTTTGTGTCGTTCAAAGAAAAAAAAGTGGAATATAATGGAATAAAATTCTGACAATGAGAAAGTCCCATGCGCGTTTCTTCTAAATTTCTAAGAAGGTTCTCATTCTTTGGCTTTTGATAATACAGTTCAAATGCATTTTTTATACAGGACATGTTCTAGAGAGATAGAGAGAAAATGATTTAAATATTAAATAAAATAATTATTACTTGAAATATAAAAATTATATAAATGAAATTAATACTGTCTATATATAGAAAAATACAAGTATTTAAACTTATTTTTCACGAGAATATTTTTCATAATAATATTTACTCTTATACTATAAATTTTGAAATTTTGACTTGTACCGATCTTTATCGTCCATTTTTGTTCTACTGCTAAGAAAATCAAAATACTTTTTAGCTAAATGATACTCCTTCGGCTTTTTATTTTGCAACACTTTTAATCGGACCTTCATAATCATTCCCACCTGCCATATGCGTTTATGTGTATACATTTTATCCTTGTAAAGTCGCTCTAATTTGCGAATCGTCGCCGTCACATTATCCACCGTTTTATACTTTATATGTATCGTATCTCTCGGATTCTTATCAATATACACATCAAATGATTTTTTAGGATCATTCGGATGATACAAAAACCTCTTCCTTGTTTTACCATTTTTACAATTTTTATATTTTTTTACAGATTTATTTGACATGGGGTTTGTCTTATTTTATCTTATTTTTTCGATGAGTATATTTGTTAATATAACTTATATATCAACAAATATTATTTACAAAAAATTAATATCTAATTCTGATAATTATGTTAATTTTATGTATTTGGATTTATTGACGTTAACTCAACATAAAAAATGCTAGTATAAACTATTTTTTACTATTTTTTATTTTACATATATTTTACTTAAACGCATGAAATTTCGTTGTGTTTTATAATCATCTTTTAATAATAATTTAATATTTTTAAGAAGTTGTATAACAGTATAAATTGCAATATCATTACCATATATTTTTCTTATGATTTTATCAAAAATATTATGATAATTATTCGATTCGGAATTATTTTTTTGGATAAAAACTGGTTCTTTACAATAATATATATTTTTAGAATATAAAATACTTTTTTCTTGCATACTAATGTCAAAATCAAAATGTATCTTACTTGGTCGTGGTAAACGATTATTATTTTTATAAATGATCTTTTTTATATATTTCCTGGTAACAATGTATGCATGTGCTAAAAATCCATAACCATGTATAAAATATTTATCCTCTATGCGATTTTTATCTTTATCTCTGTCTTCACTATAACTGACAAATGTATCATGTAAGAATAAAATATCTATATTATCTTTGTTTTTTTCAATAAATGAAATCGCTTTTGTTAAATAAAGTTTACTGTTTTCTGTCACTTCAAAATCATCTTCGAATATAATACACATTTCTTTATCAGGATGATTTGTATAAAAATCATTCCACACTTTCATATGCGAATCATAACAACCATACCTTCCACCATTTTTGTGACGATAAAATTCTAGAAATATAACATCGGTCGGTTGAATATCTATTTTCTTCAACTCTTTTTCAACATGCTTTTTTCGATCTAATCTTTCCTTCAAATTAATACAATAAATTGGATAATTCATATTTGTATATATTTGTATATATTGTAACTTATGTTGTCTTATATTATATTTTATTTTATATTATATTAAAAAAAATGAGTTTAAATTACCCAAATATATTATTTCATTATATTATTTCATTATATTATTTCATTATATTATTTCATTTAATCATATTCATATTTTATATATTTATATTTATTCACATTCACACTAACTATTATTCTCTCTTCTCTCTACTTTCTCGAAAAAATATAAATCAATCCAAATGAATTTAGAATTAGGAAAATTCGATATGCGCTCCATCAGCTTTAGACCCGACGAAAATAAAGGTCCCGTTATCGTCCTCATCGGTCGGCGTGATACCGGTAAAAGTTTCCTTGTAAAAGACCTCATGTATTACCACCAAGACATCCCCATCGGAACCGTCATTTCAGGCACAGAAGCAGGAAACGGATTCTTCGGAGAACACGTGCCAAAACTGTTCATCCATGACGCATACAATACCGCCATCATAGAAAATATCCTGAAACGTCAAAAAGCGGTCCTAAAACAAGTAAAAAAAGAAATAGAATCATATAAACGGAGCACCATAGACCCCCGAACTTTTGTCATCCTCGACGATTGCTTGTTCGATAACAAATGGACCCGTGACACTATGATGCGTCTCCTCTTTCTCAACGGGCGTCATTGGAAGATTATGCTAGTAATTACAATGCAATATCCTTTAGGTATCCCTCCACTGCTTAGAACCAATATTGACTATGTATTCATCTTGCGAGAGCCGGATTTAGGTAATCGAAGACGAATTTATGAAAACTACACGGGAATGTTTCCGACCTTTGAGTCGTTCTGTCAAGTCATGGACCAATGCACTGAAAATTTCGAGTGTTTGGTGATACATAAAAATGCCAAGTCAAATAAGCTACAGGACCAAATTTTCTGGTACAAGGCACAACAGCACGGGCCGTTTAAACTTGGTAGTAAAGAATTCTGGGAGATGAGCAAGGATTTAAATTCTGATGATGAAGAGGAGTCATATGACCCGAAAAACATTAACAAAAAGGGCTCAGGACCTAAAATTACCGTGCGAAAAAATAAATGGTAATTAAGTTTGTTTTTTTATTTTTAAAGTAAAAGAAATGTAATTAAAAATAAAAAATATTAATACTCCGGGACGTGTCGTTTGAACAAACAACCGTGGGAAGTGATTCCGTGGACTTCGCGAATAACTGCCGCGTCTTGAAACGAGCAATTTGCGAGCCACACTTTAATAATACAGAAATTCTTTTTTGGAGAAATCGTGATTCCGTTGATGTGCGGCAACAGCTTATTGTTATCGGACATGGTCTCCCCAACCAGCGAATACGATAGTTGTTTCCACGCATCAGGCACATCCTTGTTTGGAATCTTGTATGAAAAACAACCACCATTTCTGTTTCGCTCATCTTCCCAAATTGGATTGATACCCTTTCGCATCAAAAACAACATGCAATTGGTAACCAAAACGGGCGGTAATGTTTCCGTGATTGTTATGGCCTGTTCTACGGTATTAAATTCATAAATCTTCATATAGCTTTTCAAGCTCCAATCGGTATCGTGAGGCAAATGCGCCCAAAGAATCCATGAGTCCGAGAGGTCGTGCAATATTGAATTTGCTGAAACAACATCTTTTGATTCTTTTGATTCAGAATCGGAACCTTTTTTGAAAATATTTGTATTAGTATTTTCAGAATGGTTTGATTTGACAGTGGTCATATTTTTATTATTTGTGGCGGTATTATTATTATTATTTTGTGTGCGGCGTTTAGTTATTTTCTCTGTCAACGTTGTTTGAATTACTTCGAACGATGCCATAATAACTTAATAAGATAATATATTTATATTGATTTTTAAATTAATTAATATAAACATTATAATTGATTTTTCAAATAATTAATTAATAGAATTTGAAATGTTTTCTATTTTCCGTTATAAATGTAAATAATATATGCTTCTTAAGAATTCCGATGATTTATCGACCTTTTCATATTCGTTCAAGTGCACGCGTAAACCGGACAACCGGTCAAGTTCAAACGTCTTGATATCTTTTGTAATGCACGTAATTTTGTAATTCGCAGAATGTCTAATCGCGTAATTGTATTTTTTAAGTATGTACCAATGCACAAATTTTTCATCCAAAATGAGATTTCCGACGACATTGAAGTTATAGGGTTGTGACAAATCGATTTCATACTCGGTGACATCTTCACTTTCGCCGTCTTCTTCGCCATCAATTTGTAAAGTGCAGATAATCATTTCAGCGGTTGATGTTTCATATTTGGTCTTATCTGCAGAAAAATCATACTCCGTGAATGTCCTATAAATCTTTGTATAATTTTGTTTCGATGTTTCGGTTGATTCGGGATACCTATAATTTGTGTGCATAATAAAATCAAAATTCTTAAAATTGAGAGTTTTTTCAGAATCATTTTTTTCCATTATAAATAACGGTTCCAATGATATCGATTGTTTCGATGATGGCGAAGAAGACGGCGAAGAAGACGGCGAAGAAGACGGCGAAGAAGACGGCGAAGAAGATGGCGAAGAAGATGGCGAAGAAGATGGCGAAGAAGAAACAAGGTCAGAATCAAAAGAAGAAGAACAAGATTCTTCTATAACTTCTTCTTCAAGGTCATAATATTCATTTGGATTTCCTAAATAAGATGATTCGTTTAATGTTACCATTGTTTCGAAAGATGCGTGGCGAACTCCATTTTTAATTACTTTAATTTCATCATAAATGTATGCCTTATTTTTATCAGTAGTTGTAGGTTCAGAAGAAACAAAATAATTTTTAATTCTTCTGTATGTATTTGATATTTTTGTTGCTACTAAAAATGATTTATAACAAATTTGAAATAAAAATTCGGAAAGCAGTTCTTTATTATTTTTAAAGTAAACGATTCCTGATAAACCAATAAATAATGCAACAAATTTTAATTCAATTTCTGCGATTTCTGCTATAACAAAGTCATTGCAATTATTATGATACATTTTTTTTATATTTTGACATAAAACGATTTTATTCATTTTATTTTATTTATATTTTTATTATAACAAATGTAACAAATGAAACGAAGTTATATAATAATATATAATAATATATTTATATATTATTATATATAATAATATATTTATATATTATTATATAAATATATATTTTATTTTACATAACTATATTTACATAAAATATATAGTTATTTTATTTATTTATTCTAATCGATTGGACTAGTTTCATATTTACACGGTTTTGCGATGGCATACGTTTTTCCATCTGAACAGCAACCGAATTCGCTACCAGCACACGCGCCAATCAAACTAGATTGTGATGACGACGATTCTGCAGGAGCCGGTTCAGAACTGCTACTGCTACTATTAGGCATTGGAACCATCCCTTGAGGACAAGGCCTTGCTGATACGCCGTCTTCGCAGCACCCATATTGTTCTCCGGCACAACCGCCAATATTTTTTTTATGATGATGAGGTTTCGGATCGGGTTTCGGGTCGTGTTTGTGTCGATGTTTATGTGGACAGTTTGAACCGTGATGATCTACTTTTGCAGTAGTTCCATCATAGCAGCACC